TCAATTGGGGGCCTATAGAACAAGTTACTTTGGTTACAGACCAAGATACACTCGTAGAGTTGTTTCAAAAACCAGACGATAATAACTTTGAATCATTCTATACTGCAGCTAACTTCTTAGCATATACAAGTGCACTGAACGTTGTTCGTGCTGCTAACACAACAAGTTCTAGTGCTGTTGCACCATTGAACGCAGCTTCTAACACAGCTACATATGTGAACGTTCAAACAACAACAACCGAAAGTTTTTATACCACATTTGATACAGAACAAGGTGGATCAATCGGTGGTGGTATAGCAGGAATCGCTGCTGACGGACCATTCATGGCAAAGTGGGCAGGTGATTTAGGTAACAGTTTAAAAGTTTCTTTTTGTCCAGCTGATAGACCAGAAGTAACAGGAACAAGTACAGTAACATGGACTGCTTCAAGTGGTGCTTTAGAAGGAACAGCTGATTCTCTGTTTTTAGATGAATTAAGAGTTGGAGATGCTATCAAGATTGTAGATGAAGTTGGATTTCATATAGTAGCAGCAATTAGTGACGCAAATTCTGCTACAGTATTTGCAACAAGTGCTTCTGATAGCGCAAATATTACCGCTAAAGCATTTACAGTAAAGAAACGTTCTGCGTTTGCAACAAGTTCTACTTTCATAAAGGGAACTGCTGTAACTACCGCTGATTCAACTGTTGTAACAGGAACAGGAACATTATTCGATAAACAATTTGTTGTTGGTGATACGATTACCATAGGTGGAGAATCCCACAGAGTTAATGCTATCACATCAAATACAGTCATTGCAACTTCAACAAAATTTAACGGAACTAATGCTACAGCAGCTATCTCAAGAGAATGGGAATACAAAGGTTCATTTAATACAGGTGCACCAACGACTTCTGTTTTTGCTGATGACAAAGATATGTCACAAGATGAAATTCATGTTGCTATTGTCGATGAATTTGGTGAGTTTTCAGGAACAAAAGGAGAGGTTCTAGAGGCACAAGCTAATCTGTCAGTAGCGATTGGAGCAAGAGATGGCCAAGGCGAAGATGTTTTCTATAAGAATGTCATCAACAGAAAATCTGCATATTTGTGGTGGTTAGATCATCCAACATTGGGTGGCCACGGAACAACTGCATCTGCAGTAGCCGGTAACGATACCGCTGGTAACGGAACAATAGTTACTGACGGAACCGCAACATTTCGTGCTTGGGGTGCAACCGCTGATTCTACTGGAGTTCAAACTTCAGATACCTTTGAAAATGCATCATTTCCATTGTCACTTAGTTTTAATGGTGGAACAGACGGAACTGGTCCCGCAGATGCTGATGTTGTTCGTGCATATGACCTAATGGCAGGTGCTGAAGATGTTGATCTTTCACTCGTAATGTGTGGTAATCACAGTTCAACAGTCATAAGACACATTATCGATAACCTCGCAGACGCAAGAAAAGATTGTGTAGCTTTCTTCTCACCAGAAAAAGCAGATGTTGTTGGTGTAACATCCTCTTCAACTGCTACAGATAACATAATTGATTTTAGAGATACAGTCAATAAGAATTCCTCTTACGCTGTTATGGATTCTGGATATAAACAACAGTTCGACAAACATAACGATAAGATGAGATTTGTTCCGTTGAATGGTGATATAGCCGGTCTTTGTGCTCAGACAGATCAAGTTCGTGATCCTTTCTTCTCTCCAGCTGGTTTTACCAGAGGTCAGATTAAAGGAGTTGTAAGTCTTCCTTACAATCCTAAGAAAGCAGAACGTGATAAGTTGTATCAAGCACAAGTCAATCCAGTTGTTTCATTTCCAGGCGAAGGAACAGTTCTTTTTGGAGATAAGACACAATTAACTAAACCATCTGCGTTTGATAGAATCAACGTAAGACGACTATTCATTCTTCTAGAAAAAGCAATTTCAAATTCTGCTAAGTTTCAGATGTTTGAATTCAACGATGAGTTCACACGTTCACAGTTTGTTGCAATGGTAGAACCGTTCTTGAGAGACATTCAGGGTAGAGGTGGAATACAAGACTTTAGAGTCGTGTGTGATGCTTCTAATAATACTGCTCAAGTTGTTGATACCAATTCGTTTAGGGGAGACATTTTCATCAAACCTTCACGAGCTATCAACTTCATTCAACTCAACTTTGTTGCTGTTAGAAGTGGTGTAGAATTCTCCGAAGTCGTTGGTGCTGTTTAATATTTTTGATATAAATAATTACAACAAGATTAGGAGAAATTAAATGGCATATGGATCTATTACAGATTTTAAAGGAGCTCTCAAACTAGGGGGAGCTCGCCCAAGTTTATTCAAGATAGAGATAGTAGCATCACCAACTGGTGTTACTATACCAGTAGATCATGTACATAAATGTTTTACTTCTGCGATACCTGGCTTGACTATCACACCAATAGAAAAACCATATTTTGGTAGAATAACCAAAATTCCCGGCGAGATGGCTTTTGAAACTTTATCGACAACTTTTTATAATGCCGAAAACTATGATATTAGAACTGCTTTAGAAACTTGGACAGATATAATAAATGACCCTACTACTAATGAAGGGGTTTCTGGTCCTCCATCATCATTTAACGGACAAGTTGATTTAACTCACTTTGGCAAAGATGGTAAAGAAGGAATGAAATTTCAATTTAGAGATTGTTGGCCTACTTCAGTCGAAGCGATTGCACTAGATTATGATAGTAGTGGTGAAATGGAAAGTTTTGCAGTCACATGGTCTTATGATTACTTTACAATGAAAGCAGGAAAAATTGCTACTACAAACGGAACACAAGAAGGTGCTGCATAGTCCGAGTAATAAATAGTATAATTTAAAATTAAAGGAAAACAATGGCATTACCACTTCTATCCACATTTAAATCAAGACTTGCTAATGGTGGTGGCTCAGCTAGGCCGAATTTATTTAAAGTATCGATTCAAAATACACCCAACACTGGTCTCTCTATTACTAAAGATGAGCAAATTTTAATTAAAGCTACTTCAATTCCAGAATCAACAATTGCTGCACAACCTATAAATTATGGTGGAAGACCAATTAATTATTCTGGATTTAGAACTTATGCTAACTGGTCAACTACTATCATGAACGATGAAGATTTTTCAATAAGAAATAGAATCCAAGAATGGATGAGACAAATTTCTGGTAGGTTAGACGGTCAAAGAAATAAAACACATGGTGCTTATGTGAATGCAGCCGGTGGTTATAATGAAGGTGTCGGTACTGTCATTCAAGTCAATAAAGATGGTAGTGATGGAGAAAGTTACACAATGAAAAATCTTTGGCCAACGTCTATTGCATCAATGCCAGTAGATTGGAGTGTTGATGGAATGATGTCCTTCGATGTTGAATGGTGTTACGATAGTTGGACACATAATTAATTTATAGAAACAGATAAATGAATGGCTTTCGCACTATCAGAATTCAAATCAAATCTAAAAGGCGGTGGAGCAAAATCCGCTCTTTTTCAAGTTAATCTTAGTTATCCTTCCCCTATAACCTCACCCGCAGTTAATGCTAAATTTTTAATATCAGCAGCCTCTATTCCAGCAAGTACAGTTGGAACATACGATGTATTTTATCACGGAAAATCCATAAAAGTTGCAGCAGATAGAACTTTTGATGTTTGGGAAACTACGATCATAAATGATGAAGATTTTGGAGTAAGAAAAAAAATAGAACAGTGGATGGATTTGCTCTCAAAATACAAACTAAATACTAGAAGTAAGGAATTTACTAGTAATAGAGAAGGTGAGAATGCTGGTTATAAAGAAGATATAAGTGTTACTCAGTTTAGTAAAAATGGTAAAAGTCTGGAAACGTATAAATTTTTAGGAGCTTTTCCAACTGCATTATCCTCTATTGCTCTTAGTTGGGAAGGTAACTCAATTGAAACTTATACTTGTTCGTGGACATATGATTGCTGGGAAAAAGCAGCATGATAAATTATAATAGGAGAATAAATTATGGCTTTTGAAATATTTGGTTTCAAAATTGAAAGAAAAAATCAAGGTGCACCAAACGCAAATGTTCCAGTATTTACTATGCCGGAAAATGACGATGGTTCTATGATGGTATCTGGAGCTGGTGCTTACGGTACCTCTCTGGATTTAGATGGTCAGTATAAAAGTGAAATTGAACTGATTCTAAAATATCGTGAAATGGCTCAAACTTCTGATTGTGAAATAGCGATAGACAATATTATCAATGAATCAATTGTAATAGATGATACACGAAATCCTGTTGATATTATCCTTGACAGAACAAATTTATCCGTTGGAATCAAGAAAAAAGTAACCGATGAATTCCATACAGTATTGGATTTATTGAATTTTAATAATTTTGGTTACGATATTTTTCGCAGGTGGTATGTAGAAGGTAAGTTATACTATCATATTATGATTGATGAGAACAATCCAAATCTTGGAATTGTTGAACTTCGTAGTTTAGATGCTACAAAAATCAAAAAAGTAAAACAGATTAATCAAAAAGATACTGCTGACCCAAAGAAAAAAGAAGTAAGTGTCAATTCAATGTTCAACTACAATGAATCTGGATTGGGAAATAGAACATCCGATGGTGTATTAATTTCGGGTGATAGTATCGCATACTCTACTTCTGGTTTACTTAATCCTACAAAAACTGGTGTATTATCTTATCTCCACAAAGCAATCAAACCACTCAATCAACTCCGAATGGTAGAAGATGCTATTGTCATCTATCGTATCTCACGAGCTCCTGAACGAAGGATTTTCTACATTGATGTTGGTAATCTACCTAAATTAAAAGCAGAACAATATATTCGTGACATTATGACACGATATAAAAACAAACTGGTTTATGATTCGACTACTGGTGAAGTCAAAGACGACAGACGACATCAATCAATGTTGGAAGATTATTGGTTGCCTCGTAGAGAAGGTGGTAGAGGAACAGAAATCACTACACTTCCAGGCGGAGAAAATCTTGGACAAATGGATGATGTAGAATACTTTCAGAAAAAACTTTATAAAGCAATGCACGTTCCTGTATCTCGACTAGAGGCTGACTCTGGTTTCTCTTTGGGGAGAGAAAGTGAGATTACTAGAGATGAACTTCTTTTCAGTAAGTTTATTGGTAAATTACAAACAAGATTTGCAATGCTTTTTGGTGAAATACTTGAAAAACAGTTGATTCTGAAAAATATAATTACCTCTGAAGAATGGTCTCAAATAAAAGACAGAGTTCATTATAAGTTTGAAAAGGATCATTATTATACAGAATTTAAACAACAAGAAACACTGACTCAAAGAGTTGATCTTGCCAGAAACATGGAAGAATATGTTGGTAATTATTATTCCAGAGAATTTTTTAGGAAAAATATTCTCAGACAGTCAGAAGAAGAAATAAGAGACCAAGATACTCAGATAGAAAAAGAGAAAAAAGAAGGTGAATTTGATGGTGATATGACCGTTGATGAATTTTAGTGAGTCAACAATGTTTATAAATATTAATAGATAATTTTTTGGAGATAAAAATGGCAGAACAACCAGTACAAAGAGAATTTAAAGCTGTAGACATTGTGGATTTTGCAATGAGTGCACAACCAATAAAAGTAAACGATGCTTTCGATTCCATAATAGCGGACAAAGTAATAAGTTCTTTGGCGACGAGAAAGCAAGAA